CTTCATTGTGGAGATTGACGATCTTGCGTCATTGACCACTTTGAAAACTTCAACAAACGTTGATGGGGTGTTCGACCAAACTTGGGGTACTAACGATAGGCAACTGGAACCGTTGAACGGTATCGCCGGTGGGATTCCTTCACCAACGACTCACATTCGCGCTGTAGGCGACTATTGGTACCCGACTGCTGGGCAAGAGGCCACTGTTGAGGTGACGGGTACGTTCGGTTGGTCCGCTGTCCCTGACGCTGTAGAGCAGGCTTGTATCCTCCAGTCTGCCAGATATTTTAAAAGAGCCGACAGTCCTATGGGGGTGGCAGGATTCGACTCCATGGGCGTCGTTCGTCTGTCGCGGATTGACCCTGACATTGCTACCCTATTGGAGCCGTACTGCCGTATTAGGATGGCGTAATGGCTGACATCCAAGCCATTAGGGACAGAATCGCTGTCAATCTTGCCACTATTAGTGGTTTGCGTACAGCCGGAAATGTGCCCGATCTTGTCAACCCGCCTGTCGCTGTCGTCAGTCTGGAGCAGATTGCTTTCGACGGCGCTTTTAACCAAGGGCTCACCACTCTTGAGTTCACAATCTTCGTTGTCGTGTCTCGTGCAGATGAGCGCACAGCACAACGGAAGCTAAACCAGTATGTAGCACCTACCGGGGACTACAGTATCAAGTCTGCGGTAGAATCGGATAGGAGACTTAATAATCTCGTAGCGGATTTACGGGTTCGTAGCGTGACAAACATAGGCTCTCTACAACTGGATGATCAGGAATATATGGCGGCTGAGTTTGCTGTCGCTGTTTATGTATAAGGAGAAATAAATTGGCAAAGTATGTAGTTACAAGCCAAAAGGTAACTGTAAACGGAACAGACGTTTCGGCCGCTTGCGCTCGCGCTGAGCTTGTCCTGAACTCTGCTGAGGTCGAAACAACTGACTTCGGTTCCGCCGGTTGGACTGAGGTTGTGGGCGGCCTGAAGAGTGGTCAGTTGACCCTCGACTTCCACAGCGACTTCGCTTCAGGTGGGGTTTCTAACTTGTTCCAGGACCTTGTTGGCACGATTGGGACCTTCGTGGTTATTGCAAGTGGGACCGCTGCTTCAGCGACTTCGCCCGCATATACCGCATCGGCGCTCATTAACAGCTTTACCCCCGTGGCTGGAGCAGTTGGCGATCTCGCAACATTTTCGGTGACGTTCCCCACAACGGGTTCCGTTTCCTACGCAACAGCGTAATTGTTGTAAGATAACAGCATGAGAATCAACCTACACATTCAGTTCGCGGACGGCACGTCAAAAACAATAACCTGTAGCGCCGCTGACCTTGTTGCTTTCGAGGACAAGTTCGGTATTAGTGTTACGAAGCTGGCTGAGGAAACTCGGATTGGCTGGTTGTTGTTCTTGGCGTGGCACTCGGACAAGCGCACTGGCGGTACTAAGGCTGACTATGAAAAGTGGCTGGAAACAGTTGACACCATTGGGGAGTCCGAGGAAGACCCAAAATAGTTGGTCTCGGTGAGTCTTCGGCTCACTGGATGATCGCTGGCTTAGCGGTTGAAACCGGGATTAGTCCTAGAGAGTTGCTACAGCTCGATGACAGGATGCTATGGACCATGCAACGTTGGTTGGTAGCAAAGAATCTACCGAGACACTAGGAAGCCGCCCCTTCGGGGGCGGTTTTCTTGTCGGTAGAATAGATGTAGACGTTAGGCGGATTCATGGCGGAGACTTACAGGGCTGACATCATTGTCAGTGATATGAAGCGTCTCGTGCGTAGGTTGAATGAGATTGAGCCTGAGTTGGCTAAGACGATGCGTCGTGAGTGGAAAGAGATTGTTGAACCGGCTAGGTCGCATTTGACGGCGAGTCTCAAGTCGGCTGGTATCCCGATGAGGGGTTTTCGCAAACGGGGTTCACCTGTTTCTAAAACATGGAACAACCGTGGTCAATCTTCTCGCGTGTTCGTGCAGATGCGTGCCACTAATCGTGTGATTTCTCAAATGCGGAATCAGACTGTTTTGCGTTTGGTTGTTCGTAATGCGGCGACAATTATCGCGGATATGGGTGGTCGCACTATGGCTTCTCGCACCCCGAAGGGGACGAAGACTGACTGGTATGTGTACACGAATCCTCGTTTTGCTAACACCTATGGGCCGAACAGTAAGCCTGGTTTCCGCCGTCACACTGTTACTACGCAGGGTGATCAGATGTTGCAGAATCTTACGGCTTGGGGTCGTGGTGGCACTTCTCGTGTTGCTTACCCGTCGGTGGAGAAAACTTTGCCTGCGGTCCGGGACAAGTTGATTACGAACATAAATGAATATGTGGCTTTGACGAATCGAGAGTTGGGCGCCTAATGGCTAAATCAAGACCGTTATCTATACCCGTCATCCTTGGCATCAAGGGTAAGGGTCTTGATGAGGCAATCAAGGATACGAAACGGCTGTCTAATCAGTTGGGTCGGCTTGCCGACAGTGCTGTCAAGGCCGCTGTGGGTTTCGCCGCTTTCAAGGGGGGGCAACTTGTAGCTAATTTCGCTCGTGACGCGATTGAAGCGGGCCGTGACCTTCAGGTCAATATGGCCGGTTTGCAATCTGTGTTTGGTGATCTCACACCGACAATGTTTGAATTTACCAAAGAGGCTCAAAACTTTGGTATGTCAATGACAGAGGCCGCAAAAGCTTCAACGTTTATTGGTTCCGTCCTAAAGCAATCCGGCTTCGAGATGGAACAGGTCCTCGTTCTTACGCAACGTCTGGTGCGTGCCGGTGCCGATCTTGCCTTGACTTATGGCTATGACGTTCAAGAGGCGTTGCTCGCTATAACCGCCTTGTTCCGTGGTGAGTATGACCCGATTGAGAAGTTCGGTGTCGCCATGAAACAAAACGAAATTGAAGGCGAGAAAGCTCGTCTCGGTTTTGAAAAGTTGACTGGTGCGGCGGAACGTCTTGTCGATCAGCAAATCCGGGTCAATTTCTTCTTTGAACGCGCTGGCGATGCTATTGGTGCTTATGAGCGTCAACAGGGAACGTTGCGTGTTTCGCAAGATATTTTGCGTGCATCTTTCAAGAATATGCAACAAACGCTCGGCGTTACTTTGTTGCCGACGATTGCACAACTTACAGCTTCATTGATTCCTTTGGTTCAAACCATGGGGCCGGTCCTTGCCGCTGCCCTTGAACGTGCTATTCCACTTTTAACATCATTTACCACCAATAGCGAATCTATTACTAAAGCAATAATCGAAATCATTAAAACAATTACTGTTGCTGCTGTAGTTGTTATCAACATGGCTCAAGCGCTTTTGGGTCTCGCGACGTGGGTTGGCGAAAATATCCGTCTCGTGACAGGTCTTGCAACCGTATTGGTTACTTTGCGTGTTGGTATAGCTGGAATTGTTGGCATTACGACAGCTATGGGGGCTTTGGGTATTGTTACCACATTCACCAAGACTCAAATTACACTGTTGAAACTTGCGTTCTTGGGTATTCCTTTTGTTGGAATTGTTGTCGGCTTCTCGATGATTGCGGATGTTGTTGCCGGAATTGCCGTGACAGCAGCTCAGGCTGGTGACGATATAACCGATGCTTTGACTCTTGATGAAATTTTAGGGGATGTTGAGGCCTCAACCGCCGAAATCGAAAAAGCTTTTGCTGACATTGGTGCGACGGCTAATGACACATTAGGTGGCGATGCGGGGAGTCAGGCAGCGAAAGATTATGTTGGCGAGTTTTACAAGAATCTTGTTGATGAGAGTGACAAACAACGGGCAAAACTTCGACTAACTCAACTCGGCGCGAGTGAGGGTCTTATCCAGGCCATTCTTGGGTCGGGGGAGGGCTGGCAAAAAGTATTTAATGATGTTGTTGCTCGTGGTATTGCCGGTGTGCAGGATGTTCAAAAACTGTTCCGCGCTACTGCTGCTGGTTTTGATGAGGCGATGTCGCAATGGGAAGAAGAATACGGTGAGCCTTTCCGACAGTTCAAAGAGGATGCGCTTGCCGCTCGTGACGCACTGATTGAGTTTACTCGGGAGATTGAGATTCTGCCTTCTGTGGCTGAAACTCTCGGTCAGTTTGAGCGTGATGCTGTCGAGAATCTTGCTTCTATTGAGGAGAAGCTTGAAGACGCTTTTGATAATGGGCAACTTCTTGATGGTTCTTACCAGGCGTTGTTGCAGTATGCGCGTGACGAGTTCCAGGTGTTGCGTCAGATTGAACGTCAACGTGATGACATCATTGGTCGCCGGAATGCTGCCGAGGCGCTTATCAACTCGGTACAGTCTTCTATCTTGTCTGGTGCAAGGCTTGTTGGGATTCTTGGCAAGGTTCAAACCGAGGCTGAGGGTGTTGATGTTGTTGAGTTTGCAACCCGCACTGTATCCGCTGGTACGAGTCTCAAAGAGTTCCGTACAGCTTTGTTGTACAACTTTGTGGAGCCGATTGAGAAGGCCAAGTCAAGAGCTGACGAGCTTGTTTCCGGTTATAGGGCTGTTGTTGAGCGCACACGGGAGTTTGTTGACAACCTGAAAGCGTTGCGGGCGCTGGGTCTTGATCCGATGTTGTTCAACCAACTTGTTGAGGCTGGTGTTGAGGCTGGTGGCGAGACGGCAAAGGCTCTGGTTGAGGGTGGCTCTGACACAATCAATGAAATCAATGGGTTGTTCAAGGAACTTGACACTCTTGGGATGGAGTTGGGTGAGAACACTGCTCAGGTTATGTATGGGCAGGGTGAGAACTTTGTCAACGGTATTGTTGAGGGTCTTGAGGCTCAGGCCGGTGAGCTTGAAATCAGCGCTAAGTCGATTGCTGAAGCGTTCACTACAACGTTTGAGCAAGTCCTTATTGATGGCATTAATGCGGCGATTGATGCGGCTGAGGCTGCTATGGCGCGGATGCCACGAATTGAGGACTTCGTTGGACAACTTGATTTTGGTGGCGATGGTAATGGTGATGGTGATGGAGACAATCGCGGAACCGCTGTGCAAAAGCAATTCGGCATTTCTGGCAGTTTGAAAGCTCAAGATGTTCAGGCCGTTCAAAAAATAACAAATGTTGCCGCTGTTGCTGCGAGAGACGCCGCCCGTTTCGCTTCTGTTTCTGACGCACCCAGCCCGGCGCAACCTCTTAGAATTTCCGACACATCTGTTTCTCGCGGTAACGTCACCTACAACCTTTACACTCGAACGTCCATGCGAGAGCAAGCGAACGCTTCGGCACAGTTGAACAATAAGACGGGAAGCACCGGCTTGATATCCGGCCTTCGTTCTACGTTGACCTATAAAGTTGGCGGCTAATGGCTTCACCTACGTTGAAAGTTGAGATTGGTTTTGATTTAACCGACAGCCCTGTCGCTGATTTTTTCCGGCTCGATGATTCGGTACAAGGTCGCCTAGACAACACGCAGTATCGTTTAGGTGGGACACTGTTTTACGATGTTAGCGCTTATGGTATTTCCGTGAATGTGGAGCGCGGTAAATCGGCTGTGCTTTCTCGGTTCCCTCCCGGTGAGTGCAAGGTTGATTTCACAAATCACACGAGAGTGTTTGACCCGTTATATACGGCGTCACCGTTCTATCCGGAGATTGTTCCAAAACGTGAACTTAGGGTTAGCGCTAACGGCACAGCAGTGTTTTACGGGTGGATTGACGACTGGGATTTGGCGTACCAGCCATCCGGTGATTCTATTGCCTCCGCGAAAGCATCTGACGTGTTGGGTGTTATTG